GGACGACGCCACCACCGGCTTTATATCCGAGCCCGAGCCGCCATTGAGGGCGTCGGCCTGTTGTTGGCTAATCGCGCCGTTCTGAGCGTTCACGGCGTCGATTTGGGCCTGTGTCGCCGGACCCGTCCCGTCGTCTTCCAGCGTTACGACTGTGGGGCCAGCCATCAGCGTTCAATCCCGTTGTCGAACGTGCTGGCGGTGCGCCGCAGCTCCGTTTGCAGCGCCGGCCCGATGCTGCGCGCGATGGCGTCGGGGTCGGTCGCTTGCGTGTGCACCTCCACCTTGCCGATATGAACCGTGCGCGAACCCCCTGCGCCGCGCGTCTGCCATGCCGAAGGTGGGATGGCCGCGAAGGGGCTAGTGGTGGCGCCGTGCAGCATACCGGCGCCGATCCCGAGGTTGGCGTTGACGGCAGCGTCAGGCCTGAGACCGCCGAGCTGGCGCAGACCGGCCACCATGGCGTCGATCTGCAGCCGCCAATCCTTGAACATTTCGGAGAAGATCGGCCCCACGGCTTTGGCCGCAGCGGTCAGCGCCATGACGACAAGCTGCGCAATCTGCACCACCGCCGAGCCGAGCGCGGCCAGTATGCCGCCGATGGTCTTGACCAGGCCGCCGGCCAACGGCGCCAGCACCTTGCCGAGCGCCATGGCCGCATCGAAGATGAGCCGCAGCAGCGGGCCGATGATTTCCCATAGGCCTTTCAGGATCGGACCCGCGCCCTCGGCGAACGCCTTCGCCCCCCGGGTCAGCGTCTCCCACGCTTCCTTGCCTTCCTTGGCGACCCATTTGAACCCGGCTCCGATCAGGTCGACAGCCTTGCGGACCCACGCGTACTTGTTGATCAGCTCGCCCAACAGCGACGGTTGGCCGCGAAGGAAGAATTGCACGTCTTCGTAGACCGCGGCGAAGGCGGCGCCGACGGCAAGCACGGCTGCGGCGATCAGCACGAACGGCCAGGTGGCGGCCAGGACGCGAAGCGCCAGCGCCGTGAAGGCCGGGATAAGCTTCGTCCACATGGCGGCGCTCACCGCCGTGGCCATCACAACGAAGGCGATCCCGAAGCCCTGCACGAGCGTGCTATTCAGCCGCAGCCACTCCACGCCCTCGCGGAAGGCGTCGAACATGGCCGTGAGCACAGGCAGCACGTGCACGGCAAGCTCATCGCGGATATTGCGCCACCGCTCGCTCAGTTCGTCCACGGCCAGTTTGTATTTCCGCGCCGTTTCGACTTGCTCTTTAGTGACCACGCCAAGTTCTTTTTGCTTGGCGATATAGCCTTCCATGGCCGCCCGTCCGCCGGTCAACAGCTTCTCAAGGCCGGGGTCCGTCTGACCGTGCCGGGGGGAGCTGAAGCCCAGCTCCCGAAGCGCTTCCGAGCGGCGCTTGTCGCTCATGGTCTCTAGCGCGCCGGCCACGTCGGTCAGCAGCGTCTTGGTGTCCTTCAGCTTCCCGTTGCCGTCGGCGGCATGAACGCCGATCCCGGCCAGGGTCTTCATGATCTTGTCGCCCTTGCCGCCCTCCAACGCCTTCCCGGCGAAGGCGTCGTCCATGCGGTTGGCGAACCGCTCAAAGACCCGATCCGTCTCCTTCGTATCGCCGCCCAGCTCGCGGACGGTCTTACGCAGCGCGTCAAGGTCCGACACGTCCATGTTCACGCGGCCAGCCATGAGGCGGTCGGCCTCGAGGTCTTTCACGGCGCCCTTGGCCATCCCTATGGCGGCCAAGCCGCCCGCAATGGCGGCGATCGGCAAGCCGAACGTCTTCACGAACCGCAACGCGCCAGCCGCCAGGGCGTTGAAGCCTGCGGCCAGGCCGCCGGTCCCCTCGCCCATCGCCTCGGCCAGGGACGCCGCGTGCGACGCCACGACGCGCATGAGGGAACCGCCGGACGCCAGTTGGTCGAAGCTGTGGCGACCAATCGCCATCAGCTCCATGCGCTGCATCCGGTTGAACTTGTACGCCTCGCCGAGCGCGATTTCCGCCGCCTCTTCGACGCCGGCCGCACCCGCCGCCTCCACGTGGGCCGCCACGGCGGCAGCGCCGGCCTCCTGAGCCGCAGCCCCGGTTTGCATGAATGATGCAGCGGCTTCGATCTGCGCCGCCGTCATGACAGTGGCCGCCTGCGTGGCCTCTAGACCGGCTTGGAACGTCGCGGCGCCCAACGCCTCCTGCGACAGCGCAGCGGCTTCGCTCGCACGCTCGAGGCCAGCCGTCTCCCGCTGCGCCTTTTCGGCGTCAGTCTGGAATAGGATATAGAAGGCCTGAAGGATATTGCCGCCGCTCATTTGTTGGTCTTGCTGGCCTCCCGATAGGCTAGATACTCGTTAAAGCGGCTGGTCATGACGATTTCCCAAAGGTCGAACGCTTCTTCAAGCGTATACCATTCGGTCAGCTCTCTGTAGGTTGCTCTCCCGCTTTCAACAATTGCCCCAATGAACCCGTCAACATTGGGGAAATCAACGCTTGAAGCTTCGGCATGATAACGCTTAAGAAAGTCGAGGCGTTGCCGTCCCTGAAAAAAGCCACGTTGTACCTCAGCGCCTCCCATTCGAGACGCACGAGCGTTTCCCAATCGACGCAGTGGTTGCCGACCAGGGCCGCTGTTTCGAGCATCTGAATGTTGCCTGGCGCGACTTCGACGCCGATGCAGCTCATGAGCTTGAGCATTGTCGCTTCGTCAACGTCATATTCGGACTTGAGCGCCTTCACCGGGACAACGTTGGTCGGGTACTTGCTGACCAATTCGCGGCCAAGAATGGCCGGCCACTTGTAGAGGATGAAGGCGCGGCTTTCGCCGTCCGTGTTGGTGATCGTGACGGGCTTGGGATCGCGAAGGGGCATGGCTGGCGGGTCCTAGGTTCAGTGCGGGAACGCCCTAACCTAAGCTGAACCCGCCGCGGCGAACAAGCCCTAGAGGTTGGGCGCGGACCCTTCGAAGTGGAAGACGTATTTCTTGGTCTTCTGGCGCCCGCTGCCGGCGATCGAGGAACCCGGCATGCCGCTGATAACGACGCCGGGCGTCAGGATCACGCCCGAGCCGTCCGGATAGATGCACGTCGCCGTGATCACGTCGTTGGCGGGCTGACGGCCGCGGCCGGGCGCGTTGGCCTGAAACAGCACCTGCAGGTTCTTGTCGTCGTCCGACCCGGGAATGACGTTCACCGTCAGCGCGGTCATGGTCGCGCTGGACCACGTGATCAGGTCGCCGTTCGGACCCATGGCCGACGCGCCGACAACCACGTCCGGCAGGTCGAACGGGTCGGCGTCTTCCGAGAACGCAGTAATGTCGATCCCTTGCGGGAACGTATTGCTGGCGACGATGGTAACGCGGGAGCCGAAGCCCGAAACGTTCTGCATGGCGGATAGGCCCCTAGATTAGCGCGTGAACGCCGACGATCTTGCGAATAACGTCGTCCTTCGAATAGACGAGCGTATATTCCGCCTGATACTTGGTGACGCCGTTGACGACCACGGGCGCAATCACCACGTCGACCCAATAGCCGATCGTCTGAACCTGCATCCACGCCTTGTCGCTGCCGGTAATGTCCGTGCACGCCAGCTTTTGGATGGTGGTCAGCGGCTTGCCGACGCTGATCGTGCCGTTGAAAAGGGCGTCGTTGATCGGCCCCTGAAGGATCGCCAGGAGCTTGGCGCGGCCGGTGGCGTTGGCCGGGATTTTCGGCAGCGCCAGGAACGCGCTCAGCAGCTCGGCGGCGGCGTGGCTCTTCAGCCAGCTTTCGTTGGCGAACGTGTTCTGATCGACGGGCGCCGTCGGATCGCCGAGCATGACGCCGGTCTGATAGAACGACAGGCTTTGGCCGTTGGCCTGCGTCACGCCGTAGTAGTTGGCGCGGATGGCGTCCAGCGCGTCGGCTAGCGTATCCGTGGTCACCTTCGGCGTCAGCGGGAATTGCTGATACATGTAGTTCTGCGTCGAGTTACGGCGCGTGTAGTCGGTCGCGGCCTCGATCATCATGGGCTCGAGTTCATCGAACTCGCCCACGGTCGGCGCGTAGGTCATGGCCACGCCGGACAGCCCGAGCATGGCGGCGAACAGCGCTTGGCCGGTCGCCAGGTCGGGGAAGCCGAGGCAGAACATGTAAAGCACGTCCGAGGCGTCGGCCCACTGGCCGGCGGCGACGGCTTCGTTCTGCGACAGCGCCGGGATGAAGGCGAACGAACCGAAGTTGGTGCTGATCGCGGCGCTGTTGGCCAGGGCGGTGGCGATATCCGTCACGTCGGCGCCGGGCGACAGCACCGTGTCGGCCTGCGTCCAGCCGAGCAACGGCGCGACGGTGCCGGTCGGCGCGGCCACGTCGGCGGCGCCGTTGACGGTGCTGGAATAGGTGAACTTCTGGCCTACGCCGTCATAGGTGACGGTCGCGGCGGCGAACTGTCCGCCGGCCGCGCCGCGGATGGCGGCCTGAATGGCGGCGGCCACGGCCGCGAACGACGCCGCAGCGTGCAGATCGATGGCCACCAAAACGGCGTTCTCGCCGCCGACAGTCAGGTTGAGCGTCCCGGCGTTGATCGCGTTGAAGTCGGCCAGGCTGGACGTGATCTTGCCGCCATAGATGCGCGGCGGCGCGAGAGCCTTGGCGTAGCGCGCGAACGACAGCTTTTGCGGCGCGCTCAGGGTCTTGGAAATGAAGCCGAAATAGAAGATGGCCCGCAGGTACTCCGGCGAGTTGGTGCCGAAATACTGGCCCACCGTGTCGGGGTCGGTGAATTCGAGGATGGCGTTCGTCGGGATCAGCGGGTTGTCGTTGAACAGCCGCCCGATCAGTTCACGGTCACGCACCGCGGCGGCGCCGGCGACGCCCGAGGTGATCGAAACGTAACGGTCCTGACGAAGCGCCATCGGCCGGGTCTCCTAGATGCTCTCAACGCGAAGGTCTTTAACCGTCGCGATTGGCGTTGTGGTCACGGTAACCGCTTCGTGCGAAACCACCAAATCGAAAGACGGCCAGTCTTCAAACTGACCCTCGCCGTTTTGGACCTTGAGGCTCCGAACTTGGGTGATGCGTAGCACGCTCAAGGACTGCGCCGCTAGTACCCCTAGAACGTCGTCATGCTGCAGGCCTTGGGCGGCCATATTGGCATAGTCCGAAGCGGTCAGCCCTGCACCGTCAGCGGCCGGGTCCTGACGAGCCGTGGCCATGAACTGCCAATGCGTTTCCATGGACTGCGTTTCGGTGTGAACGTATTGCGTCCCGTCGTCGCTGATCTTGTCGACCTTCGACATGAAGTGTCGGCGCACGTCGAACAGCTTTGTGAAGTAGACCGTAGGAACCGAGGTCATGCCTTGCACGGTCGGCTGATCGTTTTGCAGGAATACGACCGTCGCATCGCCCGTTTGCGTGCGCACGAACGCTTCTATAGCGGGGGCGAACAGCCGGATTTGGTCATTATCCTGCACCGGCCGGCCCCGTTTGCACTAGCAAGACGCTTTCCCACCCGTCCTGCGCGAACCAATTCACGTCGCCAACCGACTGCCAATTCGCCCCGCCGAACACGAACTTGTCGCCTGACAGGTCGCGCGCCACCGACTTCATGGGCTCCGACGCGTAGAACATGGCGTACGTCTTCCCAAGCTCTAGGCCGTGGCTCTGAGCCCACGCCCGGTTCTTCGGCTGGAATGACCCCGGCACGTCGATCGCGTCGACATACGTCGTCACCAGCTCGCGAACGGAGTTTGGCGCGCGACCGGTCGCTTGAAACCATTGCACCACCTGGCGCCCCTGCACCGACAAGGCCAGGTTCAGCAGATTGGACCCCGGGACGTTCACCGCACCTTCTCCGCTACGCCGGTCAGCGCTTGGAACATTTGCCCCGTCTCGACCAGCGGCTTGGTGGAAATGCCGGATAGGTCGGGCGGCCCGGCGTGCAGCGATGCAGCCACTTCCCCCACGATCTTGCCCGTCACTTCCTTGCCGGGATTGTCCTTCTTCCACTTGCGCAGCGCAAGGGTCAGCAGCGACAGGGCCGGCGCGTGCAGCGCCTCGATCGCCTTAGCCCAATCCGCCGCCGCGGCCATGGCGACCAGCTCAAGAACCTGCACCGACGTGACTTCGCCGTTCAGCACCGCCCGCGCGCCGCCCTCAAGCTTCGACAGCCATTCGGTTTGTTTGGCTTCCACGGTCGGTCGGCCGGTCGGTCGCGGCGGTATGGGGCCGGCGCCGAACTCTTGGATCGCCAAGACGTAGGCTACGGGCGTGCCGTCGGCGTAGTGGGCGGTTTCGAAAACGCCGGCCTTGGCCTCCACGCCGTTCAGCGCCTTGAGGTGCGTTTGCAGCGACGCGAAGCCCGGGCCGCTGCGCTTGATCGTCACCGAAAGCCCCGACCGAACCGGCCGCCGACACGACGAAACGACGATTGCTCGGGCAGGCCGCCAACGTAGAGGCCGCCGGCCCCCTGCACGTTCAGAAGCGCCAGGAGTTGCGCGCCATACTGCGTCTGATTGAGCCACCAGGCCCATTGATCCTTGACCGGCGGCGCCTTGAGCGTGACGGACACCTTGTCGACGGTGGATTGCGTGACGATGCCGCCGGAGCCGCCTGCGGCCAGCAGCGCGTTGAGCTGCATCAGGTGCGCAGTCATGGCGTTGAGCGCCGCTTGCAGCGTTGGGCCGCTCATGGCCCAATTGTCCTGATCGGACATGTAGGCCGTGGCCATATCCCACTGCGCCTGAATGGCTGCGTCCGGGAACTTCACGTCGTCGGCGAAAGCCGGAAACGAAGCCCTGAACGTCGGCAGGTCAAGCGTGTGAGTGGCCACGGCCCTAGTCGCTTTAGGCCTTGCGAGCGG